TCTATAAATAAATAAAGATGACCAGACTTCGGTTGATTTGTGATTTTCTTTAAATTTTTCAATTTCTTCGATTAACTCTAAATAATTAAAAGCTTTTATTTCTTTGCCTTTCATTTCTCCATCGCTTCCATCAAAAACTAAATCTACTTGATATAAACTATTCGCTTCTGACATGTAAAGTTCCTCCAAGTTGGTCAATAATTTTTTCTAATCTTGCAACTAAAGTTAAAAACCTGTCCAGAGTCATATCTTTAGGTCTTGGGATTATAATCGTAACCCCATCTGCATTATGGATTAGTTTTCTATTTTCTATTAATTCCAAATTGTCCTCCAACAATTTAATGGGGTGCCATTATGATGATGATTAGGAGGACAAAGCAACTGATGTTGCGTTTGAGATGACACCCCATAAAAACTATATATTTGCCCTCTAACCATATTTTAATTTACTTTTGAATTATCTATTTTAAAAACCTTATCTAAGGCTATTCCCATAGATTTTTCAACAAGCAAATTATTATATCTTTCAGAAGCAATGAAGCAGTTCTCTTTCCAAAACTTTGCTTCTTGTTTTAATAATCTTATCTTTCCTAAAGTGTAAGCAGCTACAGAAAGACCTATCGTAAGGTATAAGATGTGGAATCCGTTAATCATTATTTCCTCCCTTTGTTTATTGGTTTTTTGCATTTTAAACATACTTTTTCTTTTTTAAAAGATTTTGTTATACGATCAAAAGTATTTACAATCAAAGAATTACAGCAATCGCTTTTTAAAATATTCATTATATACCTTAAAATGTTTTGATTATAAATTTGTGGCCACTACTGTCAACAGGAATTACAGATGTATTATTTTCAATCTCAAGAATACTTGTATAATTCTTTCCGTAATCTTCATTGAATTCAGATAGGCTGTCGTATTCAGTATATTCATCAGCAAACATAACAATATCAAGATCTAATTCTTCACCAATCGCATCTTCAATTTCGACCAGGTGTTCATATAAAACAGTTAGGCCTGAATAAGAAAATGAATCTCTATATGTACCTGAACCTTTAAAAGCATCTATGAAATTATATTTATTAATAGTTTGTTTCATTATTTGTTCTCCTTCAATTTGACAATATTACATTCTAATTTATACCAATCTCGATTGTCCCATCCTCTCTGTTCTTTTTTCACACCTTTTTCTGCTTCCTTTTCTGAATTATAAATCTTTCCAACATTAAAAGGATCGCAAGAATTTGAGGTTACTATAATTACATACATTATTCATCCTCCCAATCTGCTTCTTCGTTTTCTATTAGTGTATGCAAACTATCATCGTAAGGATTCCCATTACCCAAAAGCTGGTTTAATCCATATCTCCCATATCCCTTAAAATGATCTTCCATAGATGTTCCGTCAATTATATCATCAAGTTCGCCCTGCATTTCTTCCAAATTTTCAATAACGGCTTGTAATCTTTCTCGGTCTATTCTTTTATTCATTATTTATTTTCCTTATTTATACAGCATTTTTTAAATTTTTTATCACTTCCGCAATAACAGGAATCATTTCTTTTCATTTTATTCCCTCTTATTATCGGCTTCGGATATACAATAGGATGAAAATATTCAAGAATTTTAATAACTCCGTCAGTTGTTCTTGAAGTATTATCTGTTCCGTCAAATACAATATCTTCTAAATGCATTATTTATCCTCCTGATTATTGTGAGCTTGCCATCTTTTCAATGCAGCTTTACGAATATTCTTTTGCTTTTTTAAAGCTTTTTTATTTCTGATTTTTTTTAATTGCTTTCGTGTTATCATTATTTGTCCTCCTTAAGACGAGGGGCAGCTATTAACTGCCCCTTTGTTTTATTATTAATCATATTAATTCAGTTCTAAAAATATCGCCATCATTGTGTCTATTGACATTTCCTGAATTCATTGATTCGTCAGAATCTCTACAAAACTCATAATAATCAACTTGCGTTTGCTTCCAATCCTCGTAAGTAGTAATTCTTGCACTTTTAGCTACTGTTACTTCATCTAAATCTTCGTGCTGAAAACAAGTAACAAATACTTTGTCGCCAAGCCTTTTTACGATTATTGTAGCACTCATATCTAATGGGTGCGTGTATTCGTAAAGCTCTCCGTCAATGAGTGATTTTCTTATTATCATTATTTGTCCTCCGAACTAAGATCTGAATCAACCCAAGAAGAAACATCATTTATAAGCTGAGCCGCAACAACCTGTACCGCATGATTTAGTTCTTCAAATTCCTTTAAGTCGCTGAATTTCCATTTACCATTCTCCATTAGTTCGCCATGCAATGCTATTTTAGAACCTAAAGTTTGTAAAGCATTTCCATCAAACCGAATCCTTTTAGCATTTTCTTTTTTTATTATTTGTAAATCTGATTTCATTTTGTCCTCCTTAAGAACGCTGTTATTATTAATCATCATAGCCTAATTTAACCTAAAAAATTAATTATAAAACACCTTTTTATCAAAAAACGTAAAAAAATCGCCATTCATTGAATAAGGCTCATATTGGCTCTTTAAAGAAGGTTTCTTGTATAGCTATATATTATACTAAAAAAAGAATAAAACGAGCCTTAAGGAGTGTTTTTGAGCTAAAAATATAAAAAAATGCCCCCTTTGATGCTATCTCTGGGGGCGGAGGAGAGAGGAGGAGAGAAATCTATAATTGTTCTATAAGATTGAGTGTTATACTCGTTACTCCCTGTGCCACTTCCTCGAAAGCGAAAGTATCTTGATCAAACCTAACTTTAATGCCAGTCGTGCCAAAATTATCTTCACTAAAATAAAAAAATGTTTTCCTTCCGTCTGCATAATCTATTAATGCCTGTAATTTTGCTTGATCAGCACTACTTAAAAAAGTATAATTCATTGACCAAGATCTACGTTTTCCAAATCTTTCTACTGTATAAACTTCGCCACCTACGGCTTGATTCCTAACAATACCTGAATAATCAGTCCCATATCCAACTCCAATATTTGGATTTATACTTGGTGTAAATGTTCCCTTTGATCCTCCATCGCTTGCATCATCGAATGCTGCAGTTGAAATTGCCATTATTGTTCTCCTGGTGTAATATTTATAAATTCACAATCAAGTTGCCCTGATGATCTTGTTATTGATGTTATCATATAATATCCTCCGTCTGCACTCCAAGCCTTGTTAAAAGCTTTTGTTGTAGGCATACTTGAAAAGGTGCAAATATCTCCTAATTCCATTGTAAACTTTGCTGGATTTACAACTCTTGCTTTTACTATTATTCGGGGAGATACGCTTAAACTTCCATAATAATCCATGAATCCATCGTTCGGATCGCTTCCACTACAATCTAAGTCTGAACCTTGACCAGTTATTAAATAATCTAAATTAAATGTATATTTTTGTTCACTCGATGCAATATTATAATTCGTTCTTAAAGTTGAATCGTTATCAGTTACTTGAGATCTATATCCATCTTTGGCTGGGTGCTTATTATAATTTACGGTCATATCCATAATCATGTTTGAAATCGGAGTATGAGAAACTTTAACACTCATCAAATCATTTTTATCTAAAGTATGATCAGCAGATGAGTAGGAGTCTTTCGCAAAAATATATTTTAGAACCCCAGCAGCTGAAAATGTATAACAAAATCCCCCTTCAAATGCTAATTTATCTAAAATCTGTTTAATCGGTTTTGCTTTATTTTCCCACAGTCTTCCCTGCCAATCTTTTGCGGAGTTTAAAGTTGAATATCCATCAGGAGTGGCGGTTAATCCTAAATATTTATGGCAAATATCTCTGTGGAACTCATGTAATTCTGTCAATGTAGATCCTCCCGAACTATCCCAATTGGAATTTGCAGCTGGGCCATCAGTTGCAGAGTAAACTATATCCTGCTCATCCCCATAAACATAATAAGATACATACATTTCATATAGCCTTACTTCAAAAGAATAAGATTCCGTTCCTAAAGTATTATGAGCAAAAGCTATTGTCAAAGTTGCGGAGGTTGTCCCTGTGTCAATATTTGTTACCTCTGCTGTAGTATCTGAAGTTGTGGACGTATGTGTATTTGCATCGGATTGACCACCTGCGGTTAAAGTTACAACTACACTTCTATCCGTTACTCCAGAACTTGTTTGGACTTTATATTTAGCTACAAAATTACTTTTAGAATGAGTTGATGTGATCCCGAATGTAAAAGTTTCCGTTGCCGACTGAACACCAGTCCCACTACAAGTAATTGTTGCGTAATTAGTTAGATCACCATCGATGCAATTTGCTCCATTAGATACAGAAATTCCACTTACAGTAGTGCTTGACTGAGAAGAGGCTTGTTCTAAATAGTTTTGGAAAAAATTATTAGGAACAGTAAAGGTTTGAGCCGCACCCGATGTTGTTGTTGTAGAGTCAGCAGAGATATATGGGATAAACTTATCATATTTAGTTGAATACTCTGCAGCATTAATATTGGAAAGATTGGATGTTCCCACCTGGTCAATAAACTCACTTGAAGAATCATACAAAGCTGGATGATAATCCACATTTGTATAGCTGCCCGTAAAAGTAGCACTTGAATTCCCTGTATAATTTCCATAAACAAGGGATCCTATATTTTTTGCAGATGTATATTGATTTGGTAGCGGAACATTATCCCAAGGCCTTTTAGCAACAATGCTTAAAGAAACAGATTTTTCATTATGCGACATTGATTCTAAACGTCCTGTATAAATTAAAGGGATATTATTAAAATTGGCTACTGTACCCGATTCCAAACAGGAATAAACTCTTACCTCCCTATTTAAAAAAGTGTTTGTCCCAAATAATAAAGTATCAGTTGTCTCATCTGAATTATCAATTTCTAAAGTTAGATTTGAAATAGATGAAGTAGATTTAAAAATATCAATGGCCTCCCTGATTGAGGGAGTGTTTAAGATTCTTCCACTATAAGCAACACTTGAAACAGTTTGATCAAAAAAGGAATAGTATTTTTTATTACTTCCTGAAGAATCATCAATCTGGACAAGCCAGTTTTCTCTCATTCCAGAAGTTGGAGACCATGAACCTTGACTTAATGCCATTTATGCTAATCCTAAATTTTGGACATTTCGTATTTCTGGAATAATTGTATCTCTTACAAAATCTTTATCCGTAACTGGTCCAAGAAAGTTTATAGTGGTTCCCCTTCCTCCTTGTTCTGAGGAAGGTCTGGATGCTGGAGTTATATTTACACGCTCTGGCCCAGCCTCTCCTGCCATAATTAAAGTCGGTTGTGATACCATTTCATTCATTCCAAACTGGGCAAATTTTAATTTCTTTGCCATCCCTACAGCCCCATCAAATAATCCAGACATAGCCGCCCCTGCACCTGCAGCCAATCCAATATTAAAAGGAAAGGGGACAGTTGAAACTATTTTTGCAATTTGCTTTGCTACTGCTTCCATAAATGCAGCTCTAACAACTCTTTCCATAGCATCCTCTGCGCTCTCGGCATTTAATGCTGCAGCTTTGGCTGTTGCTGCAAGAGAATCTTCGGTAGCTTGTTGTTTCAGTGCTTCAGCTGCGATTAATCCTTCAGCTTGAGTTCTGGCATTAATTAACGCATTGGAATAATTATCAATAGCTTCAGTATCTTCTTCTTCTGGAGCAGTCCAAAGGTCGTCACCCACATTCATTCCGTCAATTATTGCCTTAGTATCTTCTTGCCAAGTTCCCCACGCTTCTTCGTCAACTGGTGGTGGCTCAGTCAGGTCGGCAGTTAATGCCTTTAAATCGAAAGCCATAATTGCCATGCGGTCTTTAATCTCTTTTTCATATATTTCGATATTTTCTTGGGCTTTCTTATCACTTCCCCCTAACCATCCTGGAAGAATTGCGATTGTCTTTTGCGCTACTATTCCCAATTCAGCTCCTATAATCTCGAAACTTTGGATGGCAAGATTCTTTAACACATCCATATTTTCAACAAGTCTGCCAGCTACTACATCCCAACCAATCTCACCCATCTTTGCTAACGCTTCGTTTGCCTGTGTTACCGTGGGAAGAATTGCATCTATAATTACATTCCCAATTTCAATCATAACAGATTGTGAAGTATTTTTCAGCATAGACATTTGAGTATTAAACTCACCAGCCATCTTATTAAAAGCGGTTTCTGATGCCCCAGCTCTATCCTCAAAAGCCAGTAAATTGTCGCTTAATCCTTCCACATTATTTGCTAATGCGGAGACTGCTACGGAAGCACTGATGTCAGGAATAAATTTTCTTAATGCCGCTGGATCCATTCCCTCAAATTGTTTAATTGTTTCCAGTAAATTAAAAGAACCGTCATCAAATCTTTTTGCTTCTATCCCTCCTACTTTCATTGCTTTCGCAGCTGCATCCGTTGGGGCGGTTAATGCTATAATTGCCCCCCTTAAAGCAGTCGTTGATTCAGCCGTATTAATACCGCCTGCAGTTAATGAAGCCATTGCTGCACCAACATCAGACAAAGAGACTCCAGATGCTTTCGCTATCGGAAGAACTTTACCAAGCGATCCAGCCAGCTCGTCCATTGTGGTTTTCCCAAGTCTAACTGTAGTGAATAAAGTATCGCTTATGTCATTAACTTGGCTTGCGTCCATTCCGTAAGCATTCAAAGAAGTGGTTAAAAGATCGGCTGCGGATGCGGCTGAAGTAACACCGCCAACGGCAAGTTGAGAAGAAGCCGCAAGAACTTGTGCAGATTGAGCCGCACCAGAAAATCCAGCAGATACTATATCATATTTTGCTTTGGATAGAGAAGATAATGCAAGACCGGAAGTTTGAGACAAAAGTCTCAACTCTTTGCCCATCTGCTTAATACTTTTCTCAGAAGTATTATCCATCAGAGTGGAGACTTCTGCCAATCTCTTGCTAAAATCTCCGGCAAGCTTAACAGATAAAGCTCCTATCGCAGCACCGGCTAAGGCTGTCCCTTTTGTAAGACCTACTAATCCTCTGCCTACCCCTGATACAGCATTTTTTAATTTATCAGTTCCCTTAGTCCTAAAGACTATATCAAATACTCTTTTAGCTGCCATTCTTTTCTCTTTCGTAAATTTTTATCTGATTAAATTCGTTATCAATAATAGTCCAGCAGTCAAGCCGGAATGCAGAAACATCATCTAAAACCCCTGGAGATACATTCCAATTTTTAATCCAATGAAATTCGTTCATAACATCCAACATCCATTCTTCAATAAGAGAAGAAGGCGAGGCGAATAATGGAACAAGATCGTATAACAATTGGCCCACAGTTCTTGTTTTTGAAGTCTTAGCAAGTTCAGCAATAGCTTCAACTTCTTCCCAAATATTCGCCTCGTTTTTAAACTCCTTAATCTCTGTCGAGGTAGGGGATTGAGCTTTGTAAGGAAATTCTAAGAACCGATCTATCGGCTCAAGATTATAATAAGTTGCCCAAACAAAAAGGCTTAATCCCCATCTACGTTTTTTTCCAATCCAAGATAACTGGATAATACCGCTTGAAGTAATTGATCCACTTCAGCCATTGAAAGATCTTTTAAATCTTTATCTTTTAATCCGGCTATCTCTGCACATTTTTCTAAGACTTCGTAATATTGGTCTGGATCGACCTTACCGTCCCAAAAGGCTTTTACATTTAATTGGTAGATTTCCCTACGCTGTCTATATGTAGCCTCTTTTATTTCCCAGACTTTATTAACCGCTTTGACTTTCATCTCTCTATCTCCTTTATTTTATCAAGGACTTACGTCTATTTCGTATAGCTTTTCTGTAGTAACTGCAGTTCCTTCAAAACCTACTTCAAGCATCATGCCTTCTTCTGCACCTTCAATAGATAAATTGTGGCTTGTTAAAACTGCTTGAGGAACACTAAATCCAATAGCTCCAGAACCTATTGCAGCATCTGCAAATAAAACTGCTGCAACTGCACCAGCAGTCGTTGCTGGATTTTGTAGAACTGTCGCTAAAAATGCATCTGAATTTTCATCATATAATACATTCATTGACCCGCTGCAAGTAACTTCACCAGCTCTTGAATATCCTTGAGCATCTCCGTTTGCATCATAGCCGACTCTTACACAAGGATTATTTATATCCAATGAAAATGAATTTACAATAACTGCAACTCCATCTATTGTTTTTGTTGTGCAATCATATAGGCTTTTTACAAAAGTTGTTTCAGTACCACTTGGCGAAACACTTGAAGAAGCTGTACTTACTGTATGCCCACTCATAAAAGTTCCACTTGCAATTAATCTTCCACCAGAAGTTCCAGCTTCCATTCTAAG